TCACTGGAAACAGATTTGGGATGGTTATCTCTATGGCGGATTTAGTAATGCAGAGTGGGCAGGATTAGAAGATCACGAACAAGAGATGCGTGAAATTCTAATTGACTTGTATGGCTATGGTAAACTGCACCAGCCACGACAGTTTGGTGCTCACCCTCGACGTCTGCCTTACTACTGGTTAGACACATTTGCTCCAGAAGAGGAGATTGCAAAGAACCCTGCGGCACAAAAGGCGTGGGACAATTATAAACTAATTGCGGGGCTATCATAATGTATGCAGTAATGGTGTGTCTTGATGGAAAAGACGACTGGATCTTTGTAACAGAAAAAACAGAGGACTGTTGGGACTTGCGTCCTATGTTATTTGAGGATGCGCATAGTGCAATGGAAGTTGCAGATACTTTTGCAATCGAAGGCAAAGAACATAACGTAAAGGTGGTGAGCTATGAAGATTAAACTAGGACCATATAAAAATTGGTTTGGACCCTATCAACTAGCAGAACTTTTGATGTTCTGGGTGCCGAAGGAAAAAGACGAACACGGATTTCCACACACCGCAGATCGTGTACACAAATTTGGCGAATGGCTTGCTCATGGTAGCGTATGGCCTGAACCCAAAGTAGGTGACATTCATAAGTGGGGAGATCGTCCCCACACTTGGTTGTATAAGTTTCTAAGTTGGATTGACAGCAAGAAGAAACGTACTATCAAAGTACACATTGATCGTTGGGATACATGGAGCATGGATCATACACTTTCCTACATCGTACTTCCTATGCTCAAGCAACTAAAGGAAACCAAGCATGGCGCCCCGCATGTTGATCTAAAAGATGTGCCTAAAGAACTGCACGGTAAGAAACTTACCAAGAAGCAAAAGGACAACGGCGAAGTAGATGACAAACACTTTGAACGCTGGGACTGGGTGCTAGACGAAATGATCTTTGCGTTTGAAACCAAAGTAGATGACGGACGCTGGGAAGAACAGTTTGAAACTGGTGAATACGATCTACAATGGGAGAAACTAGAAAACGGCAACAGCCGAATGGTACATGGTCCTAATCACACTGCAAAGACTGATTGGGAAGGTAAAAAAGCATATCAAGAAAGGATTTCAAATGGCTTCCGACTCTTTGGGAAGTATTTTGAAAATTTGTGGGATTAGGTCCCACAATGATCGTTAATAGCATGAATCAGCGTATTTTAGAAATGCTTACTCGTTTGGCTATCGATTCTGGTGGTTATGCAAATTCTCGTCGTGTTCCGATGGCCGCAGGAATTACTTACAAAAAGCATTTAATTGCTACAGGTTTCAACCAAATGAAAACTCATCCTATGATGATGGGAGACGGTTATCGTGAAGATCAAATGTTTATGCATGCTGAAGTAGACGCTATACGCAATGCACTACGCTTGATTACACCCGGACAACTAGCACAGTGCGAACTAAACATAGTCCGCGTTAAACGACCGTACAGCGGCTCTAAGAGGTGGATATATGGTATTGCTAAACCCTGTCCAGGTTGCTCTAAAATTATCGCTAGTTTCGGTATTAAAAAAGTTTTATATACAGATAATCGCGAAGAAATACTTGACTTTGCTTAATAGTGGCTATATAATGTTAAAACAGAGTTAGGAGATACAGATGGCACTTCCGAAAGCACGTAAGAAAAAAGCAGTTCGCGGCGCACCTCGTGTAAAGCGTGGATCAAAACTTGCAGCACCAAGTTGGGATGGATGGGAAAATTGGAATGGCGAGCAGATTCATCGTCAAAGAGAAATGTGCCGATCTTTCTATTATGAAAATTTTAAGCCTGCTGATTTATACCTTAGTGTTTTTAAATGGATGAAAGCAAACGGCTATACAGCAGATCAAATCAAGAAAGCAAAGTCTGCTCCTAGCAGTAAAATGAGTATTACAGCAGGAATTATTGCAAGTACACTACTTGACGGTGCTCCTGATTATAGTGAAAAAGAAAATGACTATTGGGAAAGTCTAGCAGGCACTATGGGTAGTAAAGAACCCATGAGTAACTTTCTTAAGAGACGCATTGAAATCGCGATCGAAGAAGGAAGCAAAGTTGTAATTGAAAAGAAAGCGGAAGAAAAAGAAAAAGCAAACGTATATGTTCCTACTATCCAAGAACGTATCCGAGATCAGTCACAAGATATGGCTGAAGATATCGATGTATGGTTAGAAGGTTGGGTTGAAGATCCTAAAACATTCGATCCAAAAGGTTTTGATTTTAAAAAGCACTTCCAAAAGTTACAACCTAGCCAAGCTCATGCACGTAAAATGAAAGGGTTTTATGAAAACGTACTCGACGACTATGACGAACTCGAACGTATGCCGACTTCTGGTCAGCTCGGAAAAATGGAAGAACGAGAAGCAGACCAATGGGTGCAACTTAAAGAAGGATACGCCCACATTAAAAAAGCAGACATCAAAAAATATCGCTCGGCTATTGACGAATTACGATCAGCACTAGACTTCATTATTGATAGTGCAAAAGCAAACCGTAAGCCTCGCAAGGCTAAACCAAAGAGTGCAGACAAGTTAGTTTCAAAACTAAAATACTGCAAAACAGACGAAAAGTATAAACTCGCAAGTATTACTCCAGAGCAAATTATTGGAGCAAGTGAACTTTGGGTGTTTAACGTTAAAACACGCAAACTTGGCAAGTATGTTGCTATTAATCCAGACCCAACTGGTATGGGCAGAGATGGCAGCGGATTACAAGTCAAAGGTACTACTATCATCGGATATAAAGAAGATGAGAGTATTCAAAAGACATTACGCAAGCCAGATGAGCAACTACGAGCGTTTAAGGATGCTGGCAAAGTAAAATTACGCAAGTTCTTAGAAGAAATCCCAACAACTGACACTAAACTTAACGGAAGATGCAACCCTGACACAGTACTATTGAAGATATCTTAATAAATACAGTATGAGATATTCTAAAATAGGAAACTGACAAATGGAGCACGTTAACGATACCCTGGCAAGTTTAAAACAGTCGTTGGATGGTGTTCATACTGCTATTGAAAAAATAGCACTGAAACCCGCCGAAAAGCCGACATTCTTCAACAATGAAATCAGCGGCGACAAGATACACGGCGGACGTATCACACAATTTAGCAGTGTAGGAATTAAGGATGACGCAACAAAACAAGTTGTTGCTGTCAAAGATGACGGTCTACACGCTGATAACTTATGGGTCAATACCCTTAAAAACAACGACGGTGTTAAGATTTTAGGTGGACTAAATGTTGATGGAAAGATTACAGCAACAAGTCTACACGTTGATGAAATTACAGCAGATGTTCGTAACGAAAGAAGTTCTCCATTAGAATTTGTTCCAGACGCAGGCGGCAGTATCTATGGAAAAGGTATTGTTTGGAAGGAAGCAGGTCCTACTAAGCAATTTGTATACAGAGCCAATCCAGATCGTATATGGTCAACAGAATCAATTGATCTTAATAGAGGACAGTCTTATAAAATTGATAATATAGACTTGTTAACTGTTGATGAGCTAGGTCCTAGTATAAGAAAAAGTAGCCTAACTAAAGTTGGAACATTAAACAATCTACGCACACTTGGCAATCTAAGCATTGACGAATTTATCATCTACAACAGTGATAGCCAGCGTTTAGGTATCGGTACAGATGCTCCTAATGGCATATTAAGTATTACTACTCTTGATAGCGAATTTTTTATTGATACTGATGCAAAATCAGTTAAAATGGGTACATGGACAACTGATGACTTACAGATACTTACCGACAATACTACACGTTTAACTGTCAAATCAAACGGCAAGATCGACATTGGTCAAAACGGCAATGATAATGCTAGAGTTAGTATCTATGGCAAACTTGGTGTAGGAGTGAATAACGTTGCTGAGAATGTGTCAATTTCTACAGCAAATGCTATCGAAGTTGCTGGCACAAAAATTATGAGCGGTGAGTCAGCACCAACAAATGGAACATTCCGCCAGGGCGATGTTATGTACAATACCAATGCAGCACCAACAGGCTATGTTGGCTGGGTTTGTGTGCGTGAAGGTACACCCGGTGTTTGGAAACCGTTCGGTAAAATTTCTTCTTAATATTACATTATAATACTTCTCTAATTGTCTATAAATAATTTGCAATAGGCATGGAGGCATTACAATGGATCATATCAAACTGTGGCAAGCGGCTGCCACAATACTTTCTTTCACCGCATTAGCACTAATCGTATTCGTATATTGGATAGGACTAGAAACTTGGTATCATTATACCATAGTTATAATATGTAGTGTATTTTTCGCAGTAGGAGTAACCTGGTGGTACTGGGCACTTAACCAAATAGCGAACTTTGCCATTTACATACGATCTCTTAAAACAACAATACAAGAACTAAAAGATGACTTGAAGGATGTTAAAAAAGATTTATAAGTTATCTAATTTGGTGTTTAATAAAATCAAGGATGTGAGTTTGTTTGGGTGTATCCCAAAGGCTCACTGATCCTTGTATACTTGAGCTTGCAAAACTGCCGCCTGCAATATCAAGAGCAATCTTACCGTGGCCAATAGCCACACAATTACCTGAATAAACCTCTGCAACTTCAGGTCTATAAACAAATAGTTCAGTTCCTGAAAGATCATAAACCTTCATTCCGCCGTCGTTATTAAACCCTGGCGAGTCTGCTTGTTCCATTCCGACTACTATTCTTCCATCACCGATAGCAAGTCCCTTACCAAAAAAGATGTCTGATGATGCACTTTCATCAATAATAAATTCTTCATTGCCATCAGCATCAAATACATATACCTTTCTAGCAGCAGGCGCACCTACTAAAAACTTTCCGCATCCAGCCGCTACTTTGTAACCAAAGTTATCACCAGCGGCTGCATCGCTTGCTGTAATTTTGTTTACTAGATTTCCTTCAAAGTCGAGAATATATGCTGATCCACTAGCATTGCCATCATCGTCGTCTGCCCATGCTCCAACAATAATTCTATTATTTCCTATTGCAAGACTTCTCCCGTAATCGTCACTAAGCCCTCCGTTTAAAAACCCATAGTCCATCTCGCGTATAAAATTTCCATCTAATGAGTAGATATATATTGTGCCACCGCCGAGGTGGGCACGATCGCCAATAGCGATCAATCCGTGTCCTATTGCAACAGCAGCACCAAAAGTATCATTTACTGTACCAATTGCATAGTTTGGATTTTGTATGTGTATCTGGTTTGAACCATCTGCGTCAAAAATAAAGGCCGAACCTCCCAAGGTCCATTCGTCCAATCCATAAGCACCGACTACTACCTTTCCGCATCCTGCTGCTATTGAATTATTATTGGTAAAGTTCCGGCCGTAGTAGTTGTTTGATAGTGGATAATTTGGTACAATTCTTGCTTCTTCGGTACCGTCTAAGTTGAATATATGAAAAGAAGCCGCACGAGTTGCTCCATTGGCTTCGCCAAACTCGTCCCTCCCAACATAAATTTTACCGTTGCCAATTGCTATCCCAGAACTAAACTTATCGCCAGCAGCACCGTCTGATCCTGTAATATCTACTTGATTGCTTGGAAGTGTGGTTGTATCAAGAGAACTAACATCTATATAAAAATTAGTTGAATCTATTTGTACATTATTACCGTTTATTTTGTAAGCCATTAATATAGAACCTCCAACCAGTCTTCATACATTGTATCAATTGTTGATCCGATTTCGTATTCGTATACAGCACCCCGTGCTTCTAGGTTTACTAGTACATTAGGACATCCTACGTATATTTTACTAGATCCTATAGCAACTGATGCACCAAATTGATCGCCAGCATCGGTATCAGATCCTACTATTTTTATTTCATTTGAACCGTCTAGATCATATAGATAAACTGCTCCTCGACTGCTAGAATCACCCTGTGCGCCTACTAAAATTTTATTGTTTCTTACGTCAACACTATGTCCAAAATAAGTATTGGTAGCACCATCGCTTGCTGTAATTTTTATTTCATTTGAACCATCTAGATCATAAATGTAAACTGCACCCTCTCTAAGACTGCCGCCTTCAGCACCTACTACAATTTTCCCACAACCTATTGCAATCGATGAACCAAAATATCCAGAATTACCAGGATCACTAGGTTCTATAGGAAAAAGATAATTGCCATACATATCAAAAATGTAAACTATTCCGGAGTTATTAAATGATCCGCTATCGTAAAGCGGATCTCCAACTGCTAAACGTGCATGGTTAAGAGATAGACCGTACCGTCCGAAGCCGGTTGAACTGCCTGTTGACCCTGACGGATCTTGAATTATAATTTCGTTGCTGGTTTGGACTGTATACCGATTTTTTGATTGGCTACCGCCTGCTGGTTGGGTTCTATCGAGATCAAAAATACAAACTTTTGTTGGAGTATTGTTAATTCCTGAAATTGTACCAGCAGCAAGTTTGCCACAGCCCATTGCAAGTTTTATTCCAAAATATGAATAGTCTACTGCTGTAGCAGGACCAATATTTGTTTCTGCTAGGAAGTTTTGGTTGTTTGATCCAACTGATAATCTAATTTGTCCTATAGCAGTGCCGGATCCATCATAGTTAGGATCACCAATTGCTATTATTCCACTTCTAGTAGCAACACCACCTCTTCCAAAAACAGTACCAACACCTCCATAACTTTCTATAAAATTATATGTCCACCATACTGCCCTACCCGCACTACTATTGTATTGACGTATTGTATAGGCCCATGTATTGTGCATTCCAGCAGCAACCGAAAGTCCTGTATTGTCTCCGGCAGTATCGCTTCCGGTGGTAATTTTTACTTCGGTAGCAGCAATATTTGCTACACTATCAAAACCGTCAAGGATAGGGTTACCAGTATCATCAATTACTTTTGTACCCTGTAAATAGAATGCCATTACTTATTTCCTCTTTGCAAATCTATTGCATCATAGATTGTGTAAACATGCGGAGTATCGAACACAAAAACTTCGCCTTGGTTACTTCCAGCGTATGGCGCTCCAACTACAATCTTCCCATTACCGATTGCATGAGAAGTACGGGCAAATCCAAATGAAGTATCGCTTGTATATGTAGCACCTACTCCTGAAGTGCCAGGGAATGACAAAGTGCCTAGATCTTGGAAATCTAAATTATAAATTCTTGCTGTGCTGCCACTACTTACTATAATTCTACCATTACCTATTGACACATCGTGAGCCGCAGCCACAAACGTTGTTAACTGATTACCTTGCAAGTCAAACACATATGCAGCCCCGTCACCAACACCTGTAGAAGGCTCTGCAACTACAATTTTCCCGCAACCGATTGATATTTTTCTACCGAAGTCATCACCGGCTGTGTTTGAACCTGTAATAGTTCCAATTTCGTTTCCGCTATAATCAAACAAGAAAACTCTTCCTACTACATCAGCTGTGCCTTCTCTACCTATTTCTGCAACTGCAATAACTCCGTGACCTATAGCAACTTCATAACCGTATAATCTATTACTACTTTTACTAGAAGGAACTAATTCAATTTCGTTTGTACCGTCTAGATTGTAAACAAAAGCAGCACCACCTTGCGTAAAGTAAGCGTCACTGTACGGAGCACCTATTACAACTCTGTTATCAGCAATAGCCAATGATTGTCCGAATCTAGCAAAACCATGTCCTGTAGGCCTATCAAGTTCTACAACCTTTGTTCCATCAATATCAAAAATTTCAACTCTGCCGCTTTCGGCTACTGCACCATCATATCCTCTTGACCCGACTGCAATTTTACCACATCCTATATCTACAGAATATCCAAAATCATCAAAGGTGGCTTTTGATGGCATTGTATTTGATATTTTTATTTCATTTGAACCATCTAGATCATAAACATAAACTGCTCCAAGGTCAGCACCGTCAACGGTATGATCTCTATATGCACCTACTACTATTTTATTAAGTCCAACTGCAACATCAAATCCGTAGTATGAATCGCTTGGTGGCTCAGGTGTCCATGAACTATTAAAAGTAGGTGGTGTGACTTGATCGCCAGATCCCCAAACAAACGGAATAAAATTTTCTTGTAGAACCGAACTGCCCTTAACACTAAACCCCATTACAATTCCTTCATTTTACTACTAAGGTCTTGAATAAGTATTTGTTGCTCCTTGATTGCTTCTATTAATAGTCCTATCATTGCTCCGTAGTTTACTCTTTTTGTATCTCCGCTTGTGCTAACAACTTCCGGAATAACTTTTTCAACTTCTTGAGCAATTACACCCATTGCGTAATTTCCGTTTTCGATCCAGTTAAAGTTTACGCCTCTTAAATCTAACAATTTATTCAATGCTGAATCAATAGTAGTAACGTTCTTTTTAAGATTTTCGTCTGATGTTGAGTTAAAATCAACAGCACTAACTTGCCCTGTGCTTGGATTGTATATAAGAGATCCGTTGTCTATTCCTGCTACAGTCTGTGTTCCAGATGTATCGCTTGTGAATAAAATATTATAATCAACGTTATCTGACTTGTCGCTTACTGTTGCTCCACTTTGGAACGCTACACCGTTTTGATATAACGTACCAGTAAAATAAATGTCAGTAGAATATAAATTACCAGAAACTCCGTCTACCATTAGACTTGAATCATCAGCAAACACTGATCCTGTTAAGTCTCCTACTAGAGGCTGTACTACTTTCCCTCCGCTGTCTATTAAGACAACTGTTCCACTTGCATCTGGTAAGGTAATTGTTCTACTTGCTGTTTGTAAATCTGCAACCAAATACGTATCATTGGCATCACTAAACGGACCTTCAAAAGTAATTCCACTATTAAGGCCGAGTTGTACTCCACAGTTGAGTAAAAGTGGGTAGTTGCCGTCGGTATTAATCTGAACCTGTTCGCCTACAATGGTTGTATAACTTCCGGAAACACCAATACCGCCAACCATTTCTACTGAACTACCGGTATCGTTAATATTTCCTATTATAGCAGTGTCTCCCCAGCCTTCTGGTGCTAATCCAACACTGTCACGCAATACATCGGTTGCGTTTCCTTGAATAGTTCTTATTTGAAACTTATTATTGGTATATATAGATCCTACAACCGGTGTCCAATCAACTGCCAAGGACTGACTTTTAAGGGCTGCGTTTGCCGTTTGTGCGCTGCCTCCAACAAAACCTAGCAACACATTAGCATCTATAAAATTAACACCACCGTTTTCGTTAATATCATACAATGGACTTGCAGTGTATCCACTAAATTTTTCTACTGGTGCAAGTATTCTTCCATTAACTCCATCAACTAATATTGTCGAGTCATCACCTACAACACTGCCTTTGACATCACCTATAAATGTTGATGTAGGAACAAATTCTGTACCGTCATAGGCTAAAATATCATTTGTTACAACACCTGCTGTTTCTACATCAGATAATTCGCTTAGTTGTGTTCTGGGGAAATATTCACCAGTTGCAACACCCCCACTTACGTATGCGCTAAATCCGCTAGTACCGTCAACTGGATTAGTTAGTGCATCATTGGTGTACAGTGCAAATGTGTCTGATGTAAGAATATCCATGTAATATTCATTACCATTCAACTGAGTTGTACCTACTACGTCTACAATGGTTACTGGACGTCCTTCAGTAAAACTATGTGCCGATGTTGTTTGTATTACTATAGGGTTTGAAAGTGTAATGCCTGATATACTCTTGCTGGCGCCACCAACTGTGGCTGCAAGACTTACTTCAGTATCGCTTACCCGTGTAACTGTAATATTGCTTCCGCCTGTTAGTGTTACACTTGAATAATTGGAATGCACATCGTTTAATCTTAGTTCTGTTGTACCAACAGGCATATACAATTCGTAATTGACGTCTATTTCAAAACTGTCAGTACCTTCTACTGGATTAAAAGCAACACCATTACCTCTAGTAATAGTAAGTGTGTCTCCTATATCATCAGCAGTAAGGGTTACTCCGTCAGGTTGGAGTACTATTCTTCTAAATGTGTCTACGTATGCTACGCCCATGTTTCATCCAATTATTAACTTTTGACATTGTATTTATTTAAATATAGATATGTTAATAATTGGCAACGGCGAAAGTCGCAAAGGTATTAACCTTAATAATATTAAAGAAATTAAAATAGGGTGTAATGCTATATTCCGCGACTTTGAAGTTAATCATCTAGTGTGTGTTGACAAAAGAATGCTAAAGGAAGTGTTCGAAATTTCTTTTGAAGATAGACCAAAGATATGGTCTAGAAAAGAACATTACGATCTATACAACCTAGAACATAAATTGCGTATACTGCCTGATATTCCGTATCCGGGTATGGACCGTTGGGACTTGCCCGCACACTGGGGTGCTGGACCTTATGCTGTTCTTTTAGGAGCAAAATACTCAAAAGAGAAAAAAGTTAAACTTATAGGTTTTGATTTGTACAGCAAAAATAAACTTATTAATAACATTTACAAAGGTACAAAAAATTATGCAGAAGCAGAAAAACCAGCAGTTGATCCTAGATATTGGATTTACCAAATATCAAAAATATTTGAATGTTTTGCAGATGTAGAATTTACTGTTTATGCAGAAGAAAATTGGGAGTTACCAAAATCTTGGAAAAAATTTAATGTTTCACTTGACAAGATAAGTAATATAGTATAATATATGTATACAGTGGTCTTATATGCTCATCCCACTATAAACACTCTGCGCATCAAACTTACTCGACTAATACAGGAGGCAAGAGATGGGTAAATATTACAGTACAAAACATTACGGACACAACATTGGCTTATCAGCAGTGTTCCGCCAGCCTAACGCAGATCATTCACATTGTCATCTGCTACACGGTTATTCATTAGCATTTACATTTACATTTGGTTGTGACGAATTAGATAATAAAAACTGGGCTGTAGACTTTGGAGGACTAAAACCTTTGAAGGCTTGGCTTGAAGATAGTTTTGATCATAAGGTAGCAGTAGATAGGGCTGATCCATTTTTATATAAACTACAAGAAATGGAAGAGTTTGGTCTAGCAGAACTACGTATTTTTGACGGCGTTGGTGCAGAGAAGTTTGCAGAACACGCATTTAAATTTGCAGATCAACTAGTACGTGAACAAACAAACAATCGTTGTTATTGTGTGCGAGTAGAATGTGCCGAACATGGAGCCAATTCAGCAATTTATGAAGGTTAGATGAAAACTTATTATCCCGGGGAAACTAAAGGCGAACGGAAAGCTCGTAAGTTACAAGAAAAATTGGATTTAGCCAAAGAGAGGCTAAATCCGACCCCGATGGGAACAAAACAAAACTATGTAGTTTGTTTGAAATTCGGAGCCAAGTATGGTCCGGAGTATGTAAACAACTTGTACAATATGGTAAAACGTAACTGTACACTTAACTATGAATTTGTTTGTTTCACAGAACGCCCCGACGGAATTGATCCTGGAGTTAGAATAGAGCCGTTACCAAAGATTGGCGGTATGGGTGGAGCAGTCGGCTGGTGGTATAAGCCGATGTTTTTTGACAAAGCACTGCCACTTAGAGGAACTATATTATATCTAGATCTCGATTTAATTGTGTTTCGTAACATTGATCATTTGTTTACACATAAACCTGGGGAATTTTTAATATGCAGAGACTTCAATAGATTTGTAATTAAAAATTATCCTAAATTTAATTCAAGTGTGTTTAGACTTGATTCAGGACAACACCCTCAAGTTTGGAAGGACTTTGCTCGTAATCCTACAGAACCAATTCGACGCTGGCATGGAGATCAAGATTGGATACGTCACAAGATAACACAAGATTTTGACTATTGGCCCGATGAATGGATACAAAGTTATAAATGGGAGATGCGAGGTAAACCTCGTATGGTAGGAACAAAAGGCAACAGAGATTTTGAAACACCAGGAGAACCTAAAATACTAAATGAAACAAGTATAGCAGTATTTCATGGTGATCCTAATCCACATTATTGTAAAGATTTATGGGTAAGAGAAAACTGGAAATGATTGACATAAACAACAAAAGGCAGTATACTATAAACATGACTAAGAGAATAGGCTTTGCATGCAAGTACATGCACCCAGATCAAACGCAGAAAAAGAAACTGCTAGAAGAAATTCAGCGGCCACTAAATACTCGCAGTACAACAGTACAGTGGCTTAATCGTCAGACTCGTGATGTTGCAGAAGAACGACTGTGGTCCATCATGGTACACAACATTCAGTCATACTACAACTTGATTGAATACGTAGGAGGTTTACCACATGAATTACGAATGGTTAGACTCGGCAGTGATGTCCTTCCTGTATACACTGAGCCTACTTGGTGCTATTACTGGAAACGTCCTGATGTGGTCGCATATTGCGAAAAGCATTTCGCAAGGGTCGGCGAGCTTGCAAGGCAGTTGGATGTACGGTTGTCTATGCATCCTGGTCAGTTTACTGTGCTTGCATCTGACAACCCTGATATAGTGGAGAGATCAATTGAGGAATTCGAGTATCACATCAATGTTGCGAGGTGGATGGGCTACGGTGTCAATTGGCAAGACTTCAAATGTAACGTCCACATCTCCGGTAGACAAGGTCCAGCCGGTATCATCAACGTCCTTCCAAGACTGTCTCCAGAAGCACGAAACACACTTACTATTGAAAATGACGAAAACTCGTGGGGCATCGACGCCAGTCTGGAACTTGCCAACCACGTCGCACTCGTTCTTGACATACACCATCACTGGGTCGCTAGTGGAGAATACATTCAACCCACCGACGATAGATATCTACGCATAATAGATAGTTGGCGTGGTGTACGTCCTGTTATTCATTACTCAGTATCACGAGAAGATTATCTAGTCAATCATAATCCAAACGTATTACCTAACAAAGAAACATTACTAGAGCAAGGCTACAAGAAAGCAAAACTACGAGCGCACAGCGATTACATGTGGAACACAGCAGTTAACGACTGGGCATTGCAGTTTTTAGATACAGCAGATATTATGGTAGAGTCTAAATGTAAAAATTTAGCAAGCCTAGAACTACATAAATACTACGAAGGAAATGATAATGAGCGACAGATACTTGAACGCAATGTACGGCCGCAAAGGTTCAACGACATCGAAGTCAGAATCGCATAAAAACCCTAACAGAGTATTGGGCGGATTGCGTGGACAAGGTGTTGATACTATGGTTGTACTAGGCGAAGATGGCGCAGAACATACTATTCCTTCACAAAAATATGTTCAAGGATTGGAAGAAAAAATACGTAATCAAGACGTTCGTATTTCAATGCTTGAAAAACAACTAAGGAGATTAAGCCGTGATACAAAAATGGATTAATGCTCGAATCAAAGAGCGCACAACATTAGATGGTGTTATTCTTGTAGTAGCAGGTGTATCTTTCCTAATATTCAAGCCTATTGCAGCATTGGCAGCATATGCAGCCATTTTGTACGGTGCTTGGACTATTTGGAAAGCAGAATAATTACAATTTGCCAATAGGCAAATCAGAACTAGCAGGCATATCCCATATTTGTTTCTTTTCTATGCCTTTTTTCTGAGCAAATTTCTTAGCATCACAATCTGAACATACGTGGAAGTAGTTATTGGATATCCGCTTAGGATCCATACTTCCACGTTCTCTTGAAAACTCAACTCCACAATTATCACAAAGCATTAGTATAAATGTTTTGTGCCGGTAGTACTCATGACTTATGCCTTTGTTGCTTTTACGCTGATGCCACGTCTGTTTTTGATATTCTTTTATGAACATACATATATTTACATTAAGATTATAAAATAGTTCGATAAATATATTAGATAAGGAGTGAAAATGGACATTTGTACACTTACAGAATCAGCTCAAGACCAAATCAACACCATTTGTAGCGAACAAAATTGCTATGCAGTATCACTTAATATAAAAGGTGGAGGGTGTGCAGGGTTTGAATACGAATGGGGAACTATAGATTCTCCAGACGGTATTGAAGTAAACGATCATGTAATTGATGCAGGCACTGGCAAATTAGTAGTCGGAGCGCACAGTTTAATGTTCCTTTTTGGCACTGAAATAAATTATAAAAAAGATATAATGGGTGCAATGTTCGAGATTAACAACCCTAATGCAAAGAGCAGTTGCGGCTGTGGCGTTAGTGTAAACTTTGACATGGATAATTTAAGCCAGCCAGCGATCTAAACGGAGTAAAACATGGCAAGACAAGATATTGATATTGGTGTTTCAGGTAACGACGGTACCGGTGATAGTATTCGTGAATCCTTTCGTAAGGTAAACGAAAACTTCCAAGAACTGTATGCAGTTTTTGGTATCGGTGGGCAAATTAGTTTTACTGATTTAAGTGATACACCAGACAACTATGAAGGACAAGAAAACAAAGTTCCGCTAGTTAAATCCGATGGCAGTGGTTTAGCATTATTAGAACTTGCTTCTGATAACAGTTTAGACGGATCGCCCGATACTATCGGATTTGACTTCACTGTTGACGGCAAAGTAATATTAAAACAATTAGTTTCTCGTGTTGCTAATGACCCAGAACCTACACTTGCTGGTCCATTAAATGCTGCTACACAGCCAATTGCTAACGTAACAGTTAACCAAGCAGCAATTGATACGTTTAACTCTGTTCACGGTACAGATTTAACTGTAAGTGATCTTGTTATTAACAAAAGTTTTGCTGATAGAAATTATCAAGAAAAAGAAGTTGCTGGCGGCGGCTTACGACTAGGTGATGAACCTGCAGATGCAAGCGGTTATACATTCACAGCAACAGATCTTGAATTAGGAAACTTAGAAATACTTAACCACGGATTATCAGATGCATATATTGGTGCTCCGTTTGTGTTTAATTCAACTGGCACTGATCCTTTTGGAGTAGTAACTGGCGGAACTTATTACTTAGGTATCCCAGATGGTGATCATATTTCCTTGTACGAGACAGCAGAAGATGCCCTCGACGGAACAGGTAGAATATTACTTGCTGGCGGCAGCGGAACATTTACAATTACAGATGGCGGCTATGATGAAGATCTAGAAGGTTTTTGGTTATCTAACGTTGCTATTCCTCGTAAGAGTGCAGTTCGCCGTCAAGGCGACTCAATGACAGGTGCGTTAAATTTATTTGATCATCCTGGCGATCTTAGAGGAAAAGGTTTACCTAATGGTCCTGATGACTTACAAGCAGCAACAAAATTGTATGTTGATAATGCGGCAGCAACAAGTACAGTTAACTTATACGTAAGTACAGCAGGAAGCGACTCGCAAGAATTTACACCAGACGGCAAGGAAGGACGTAACCCTGCATATGCATACAGAACAATTAATGCAGCAGCACAAAAAGCAGAAGAAATAATTCTTTCTGCTCCGCCAGAACCGGGTCCATATCAACAAACGATGACATATGGTAACGGTTTAGGTAAATCAGATGTTGTTACAGCAGGTATTACAAGTACAATCAGCGGACGTACAAATGCTAACGCACTTATTTTACAAAACAAAGAATGGGTGGCAAAAGAAGTTACAGCATATATTAATGCAACATATCCAAGTTTTGCAGAAAGTTACGATATTGCTATATGTGAACGTGATGTCCAACTTATACTAGATGCTGTTAGATTAGATATCTTATTAGGTAACAATGCTAACTATCTATCTCGTTATGCAGGACTTACATATTATTCAAATGCAAGTTCCGCTGTTGCTATTGGAACACAAAAAGCATACACCATTGCAGGTATTGAATATGCAAAAACACTTGTTAGAGATTATGTTTTAACTAATACTGCTCCGCCAACACTGTATCAAACCCGTGTTGAACAGTACATTGAACCTGCTATTGTACCAGATGCAGCAGCAGATAGTGCTGCTGAAGCAAAGTTTGATACTGTTATTGATGTTATTAACGATGGTCCTCTACAAGCACCTAGTATTGTTGATGGTACAACAACTTATAAAATTAATATTTCAAATGGTAACTATGGTTTTGTTGACCAAGCAAATCCAGAAAATACAGACATTATACCTGGTAAGGTTATAAGAGGTAAAAACTCAGGTGCTATTGGTAGAATTATTGATTATAGATATGAATCAGGTCCAAGAGCGGTTAGTGTTGTTGAAACAGACGAAGTTGAAATACAACTTTTAAAACCAATTGAATTTGAAGAAGGCGAAGAACTAGAGTACGGCAACTATGTTGTTAGTACACAAATTAGCATTAGAATTGAATCAGGTATTTACGAAGAAGATTTTCCAATTCGTGTTCCAGCAAACGTATCTATCAAAGGTGATGAATTTAGACGTGTAATTATTCGTCCTAAGAAACGTGTATCACAATCAAGATATGCAAACACATTCTTCTATCGTGATGCAGTATTTGACGGACTAGTGCTTGGTAACAGTGCTATTGAAAGTTTAGAGTTTGAACCACAAATTAACAGTGGAAGAGCCGCAGGAACTTACACTATACCTTCAAATGGATATACTGCACAGTATTACGGTGAAGGTGCTGAATTTGAAATAACTGTAAGTGCTTCTGGCGCAATTACTGACATTACAGTAACAAATGCTGGTGAAAATTGGCAAGCAAACGAACTTATTACAATTGATGCTGCTGATATAGGTGGCGTTGGTTATTCGTTTAATGTAGCAACAGTACCAAACGGTAAACAGTACATTAATCCATTAACTAATGAAGTAGATGGATACTTTGGTTATCACTATTTGAAAAAACCAGGATCTCTTAAAAACATTGGTGCAGGTTATACTAACGTAGGTAAATGGGAAACAGCAGCACTTGTATTAGAAGATAACAGAGAATTTATCCAAGAACAAGTTGTAAACTATACAGAAACAACATATCCTGCTTTGCTCGGTGTTTACAGTAGAGCAACATGTTTTAGAGATGCAGGACTTATTGTTGATGCCCTTGTAAAAGACTTACGTAATGGTGGCAACGAATTTGCACTAGAAGCACAGGGCGAATATTACGATGGCGCATTGCCTGTAGACGGAAGCCAAGATGCCGAAACTGCTGACGCTATCCAACACATTTATACTATTGCTGCACAACTAATACAAGGAGCAGCGCCGAGTACACTATATGGTCCAAGTGGCGCAGCACCAGTTCGTCCGGACCTTCCTGGCGCAAACTTGGTATACGATTATGATCTATTTAACGGTAGTGCAGAACCTGCTACATGGGCATCAGGTGAGCTGTATAGAGTTGGTAATGTTGTAACGTTTAACTTTGCTGGCATAGATAGATATTATCAGTGTAGAATTGAAAATACATCAGGCAGCACTTTTGATGCAACTGAGATTGCTAATTACTGGACAGAAATAGACGGACCAGACACTGTAATTAACAACTTGGTTGATACTGTTACTTTTGCATTTGATGCAAATTATAACCCACCATTAAGAAACGACCAAATGGATGTGTTCTTAATGAACGATGCAACTATTCTACGTAACATTACTGGTCAAGGACATGGCGGTTTCCAAATGGTGCTTGACCCAGAAGGGCAAGTGCTTACTAAATCACCATATTGTCAGACAGGTACAGGTTTTGCAGGAAGTTTAAACAAACAAGCGTTCCGTGGAGGATTGTTTGTTGATGCGTTTGTTGGTAACTCCGCAGTACAGGTTACAGAACGTGTAGACGGATCAGCGTTCCGCCTAAGAGTACAGAGTTTAGGTTCACAAGCAGACCCTCAAGGTTTGTTTGTAAGACGTCCTCAAGTTCCGTGTGCTTTCTACATTGATGGTAGACGTTTCCAAGTTAACGCTGTTACACTATATGACCCAGACTTTGGTACAGCAGATCTTATACTTGATCCAAGCTCAAATGATGGTCAAGGATTTACTGGACTAACTTCAGAACTTTCAACTGGTGTTGATCTTGATTCAATTGGAACATTTGAATTTAACGAAGAAAAGTGTGAAAGAGACTCAAACATTATCGTTAACGGTGTAGCACTTGACACTGTACTAGGAACAAACTTCAATGCTCTATACAATGGTATTGCATATCGTAGAGGAACTGCAAGTGTTGTCATTGACGATCAATTGGCAGAAACTACTGCTGCTATTGCCGTAGGTAAAACACAAACTCTTGCACTTGATTCAGTAGCAGCAGACTCAACAGCAACAACTCGTGTTGGCGATGCATATGATGAAGTAATTGACATTATTACAAATGGAACAACTTATACAGCAGAACCAGGCGATGGGGTAGTCGACGCACTTACATTTACTGACCCTGGTGTAGATACTAATAAACTATATGCAAGACAGATCCTTCAGTTAAACAGAAGCCTTATTGCAACCGAATTAACTGATTGGATTGCAACACAAGTTGCAGGTAGCATTGCACCTTTTACACCGTCATTTACATATGATTCAGTAAAATGTGAAAGAGATGTAAGATATATTGTTGACGCATTAAGTTACGATATACAGTACGGAGGCAATTTAGGAACAAAATCTGCTGCGGAATCTTATGTTGACGGAGCAGTTGCACAATTACCTGCAGGTGAACAAGCAGCCACAGTCGCAGCATATGTACAATTAAAAACAATCGTAGGCGCTATGTTAGATGGAAGTTCTGCTGTTGTTGGTTATAATAACAATGCTGGTAATGTTGCTAGTGCTACCGAAGTAACTGAAGCAGGAGACTTGATAGACATTATCAACACAGTCATTACAGATGGTGAAACATCTAATATGCCTGCAGATGATACTCCTGATCGTACTTGGGCAGACGCAGCCCTACAGTCAGCATATGACGAAATACTACAACAACAATCCTTAATTGTAAGAAGAATTGTTCAAAGTATTGCTGCACCATTACCAATTACACTACAAACAGCAGGTAACAGATCAATACTAGGAAACGACTTCACACAGATTAACGATCTAGGATATGGTCTAGTTGCTGTTAATGGTGCGCTATCAGAAATGGTGTCTATGTTTACATACTACTGTTGGACATCATATTACTCAAAGAATGGTTCAGAGATTAGATCGCTAACTGGTTCTTCATGTTATGGTGAATACGGACTAGTTGCTGAAGGATCAGATCCAAACGAAATTCCAGATAGTGTTCGTCTTGCAGAAGACATGATACAAGCAGCAAAAGTTTTTGATGCTGATGTTGTGCTAACACTTACAGATCCTTACATTATAGCAGCAGGCGAAGTACTAACGCAAGCAGGTTCAACAGCATATGGTACTGTTTCAGTTGATACGGCAGACTTAGGAGATAGTACAGTTGTAACAGGCGGTAGCAGGGTAATTTATCTAACAGGCGTTGTAGGTGCATTTGATACAACAAACCAACTTACAGGTGATACACTAGGTGCTCTTGGGGCAGGAAGTGTACCGGCTACTGTTGACTCAACAGGATACGGCAACAACGAAGAAAACTTATTCTTGTATGCATATGATTTCAAAGATCCGCCATCCAACCGTTCTGAATTTGATGTTTATCACCCAGGTGTTCCAGTTATAGCAAGATATGAAGTTGCTTCAGCAGCATTGGCAGGACATACTGTAGGTGAATATGTCAATGTTGGAACAGATATTACAGTAGTTGCAACTACAGATGATGCATTTGCAGCAGGAGCATTGTTTAATGTTCAAAAAACTATTGCTAATCAGTATACTGCAACCATTGAAAACGGTGGTTCAAGTTACACTGTTAACGATACATTCCTAGTAAGCGGTGCAGACTTAGGTGGTGTAACTCCAGATAACGATTGTTTAATCAAAGTATCAGAAATAGATGGTACTGGTGGAATTACCGCAGTTACACTACAAGGTAATATTTGGGTAGAAGCAAGTACACCATATTTTAATGGTAGGGTCTTCAAACTTAATTTCTCAACTAGCGATGCTCAGTTTAGCACTAACGGTTTACTTGAAGATACTCCATTTGGTGAACTTATACAGTATAGAAGAAACCAAACACATGTCATTAGTGATTTGGCAAGACCAGATGTATTAACAATTCGTCCATCAACTGCGGTTGTATTTGATGAAAACCCAGGACAAATTTATCGTTCAATTAGTTTCTTAAACAGTAACAGTATTGGTGATGAACTTGAAGATGGATATTTACAAGCAGGTTTTGATGAAGGTTATGACTATATTAGAATGCTTGTAAAATCTGACAAAGCACAAGAGGTTGTAGGAAATGTGTTTGATGGTACAACTCCGTTAACAGGTGGTACTGAAAAAGGTGGTACTATCGGAGACGTTGTATTAGCTCTACAGGCGACACTTGACAGTAATGAAATATTCCGTCTTAACAATAACTTAAGAACACCAGAAGCAAACCGTCCAATAGGTTGGACACAGGCAAGTCTAGTTGAAGCGCCGGTGTTTGCTTGGCAGGGTAAAAAACATTATGCATTTAATGCTCGCGGAGTTAACGATGTAACTACAGAATTAACTCTTACTGCTTCAACACAGGCTAACCCTGTAAATGTAACATTTAACAGTGACATAAACCTACAAAGTGGTGAGGCAGTTACATTTAGTGATGTTGTTGGTATGACAGAATTAAATGGCAACACTTATTATGTTGATAATATTGTTGTTGGCGTAAACGTAACAGCAGACCTATACACAGATGCTGCACTAACTGCAACATTAGATGGTACTGCATTTGGTGCAGCAGGTACAGATGGTACTGGATCAGTAACAAGAGAAACTATTTCTCCTCTAGCAGAAGACAATGAATATGTAGTTGTTGACATTGCTGATTACAACACCATTAACCAAACAGACGCTACAGGTATTTACGATCCAGTATTGCGTGGCAGTTTAACTGTAACACTTCGCGCAGGTCTAGTTGAAGGTGCTACAGGTGACGTTACAATTAACATTTCAACCTGTCGTGCTACATCACATGACTTCCTAGACGTTGGTACAGGTGGATTTAATGATTCAAACTATCCAAACGTTATCTTTGGTGAGCCTGCAGAGAAAAACCAAGCAAACGAAGTTGACGAACGTGGCAAAGGTCGTGTGTTCTATGTAAGTACAGACCAAAACGGTATCTTCCGTGTAGGACGCTTCTTCAGCGTTGACCAAGGTACTGGTACTGTTACATTTAGTGCTTCAATTGCACTTTCAGATGTTGACGGTCTTGGATTTAAGCGTGGTGTGGTTGTTACTGAATTCTCAACAGACACAGCAATGACTGATAACGCTGCTGACACAGTTCCAACAGAACTTGCTGTACGTGGTTATGTTAACAGACGCTTAGGTTACGATGTAAACGGTAATCCAGTTGCTAATAAATTAGGCCCAGGTGTGCTTGCTCCAAACGGTGCTGTTCCAATGACAGACGATCTAAACGCAGCAGGCAACACAATTACTAACCTAGCAACACCAACTTCAGACTCTGATGCAGCAACTAAATCTTATGTAGACGACTTCTTAGGAAACAGTGACGAATTAAAAGATTTACGTTCGTTAACATACAATGATGATCAAGTAGTTGAAGGACAGTTAATTGTTGCAACAGAATACAAAAAACTAATCGTAGATGCAGGATCAATTGTTAGTGGACCATACGAACGTGGTGATACAATTACAGGAACAATTACAGGTGCAACAGGTACAGTAGTTGACGTAATAGAACGTATTGCAGTTGAAGGTAATATAATTGAAATTATATATGAACCACTAACTGGAGAGTTTAGCGATGGTAAGCCAATAGGCTCATCACCTGACCCAGATGTTATTGCTGTTCTAGGTGGTGCTGAGGCATTATGTATTGATGGACCTGTAGACGAATGGGCCAACGGTGTAATGGATCCTGATAGTGATATTACTATTGATACAAACAGAGAAGTTACTGTTGTTGGATCAGAAGTAACAGATCGTTACACAACAATCAACTTCCAGTATGCTCCAGGTAGTATTGTTAATGCAGATGTTAGTGCAACAGCCGCTATAGCACAAAGTAAATTAAACTTAAATGCAGCGACAACAAGATCCAGTGCTGTAGGAATTACTCAAAGCGATCTTGGAGTAGCAAGTTTTGATAATGATGTGTTTACTGCTACAACAGGCTGGATAACAATTAACAACGGACAATTACCATTACAGAAAATTCAGCGTATCCAAGATGGTACTGTACTAGGTAACTGGAGCGGTGATAGTTCAGATAATGACATTGACGAAGTACCATTCAGTACTGTTATATCAGAAGGTGGTGGACTTTCAGATGCAGACTTTGAACCGTCAAGTTTAATAGCATCAAGCAGTGATCCGGGTGAAGCACTTATCAAAACCGGTGCAGGAACTTACGGTATTTCAAATGTGTCAACAACTGGTGAAGTTAATAGTATTGTAAAAACTGATGCTAGTGGTAGTATTCAAGTTAACTCTTTGATACTTGGTGGTGATCCAAGTTATGAAGTATTATCACTAGATACAACCACACTAGTATTTAAAACACCTGCACAAGGCGAAATACTAAGAGCAGTAGGTACAGCAGGTGCTGTTACAGCAGGACCTGATATAGAAATACCAGGTTCGGTTAATATTGGTTCTACTGGTGTTACAGAAAGTACACTACAGAATACTTCAAACTTCAACGGTGAACCAAGTCTAGCAGTTGACTGGATTTACAGTTCGTTTATTGAAGCACCAGGAGAAAAAGGATCAGCATCAACTGGTATAGCAATTGGCGCTAACACTGGTGTTACAACACTAGGACAAGTTGCAATCGTTGTTGCAGACGTAGCAACAAGCTCAAGTTTTGCACCATTCATATTTGATGCAGATGGTGTGCTACCTGATGTTGATGCAACATACAACATTGGTAGTGCTTCGCTAAAATACAATGAAATATTTGCAAGCCTGTTCCGTGGAACTGCTACTGAAGCATACTACGCTGACTTGGCAGAGAACTACACGGCAGATGCAGATTATGAACCGGGCACTGTACTAGTGTTTGGTGGTGACGCAGAACTTACCGTAACTACAGATCATGGCACACATAGAGTTGCAGGTGTTGTATCAACAAATCCTGCACACTTAATGAACGCAGAACTAGAAGGCGAGCATGTAGTAGCACTTGCACTGCAAGGGCGTGTTCCATGTAAGGTTCTAGGAAAAGTACAAAAAGGTGACTTGCTAGTTGCTAGTGCAATTCCAGGATATGCTATAGTAAACAATACTCCAGCAATTGGTGCAGTTATCGGTAAGGCGCTTGAAAGCAAAGATGATAACGACAGAGGCGTTATTGAAATAGTAGTAGGAAAACACTAATGGATAAACCAAAAGTAGATAAAATGGTTAAGAAAAATAAGGCTGTTGCCTACAACGACACAAAAAATCCGCAGGAGCGTCAAGCAGTTCTGCAAAACAACATTCTTCGAATAAGAGTACAAGGGGCACCTAATGGCAAGACAACTAATTAATATCGGTACCAGTCCTAACAGAGGAGATGGTGATCCGCTTCGCAGCGCATTTGATAAAATCAATGACAACTTTGCGGAACTGTACGCTAGAGATTTTAGTGCAGGCGCTGATCCAGATACTGGCAGCAGTTCAGCAGTTGGAGCGAGTCTTGTACCAGACGCAGACGGGCAGTACGATATAGGTACTTCAACTAATAGGTTTGCTGACGTATACGTAAAAGACTTTATCTACTTAAACGGTGCTAGACTAGAAGTAGACACTAGTGGATCGTTGCGTGTTAACGGCGGACTTCCAACAGAACGCCAAGACGTTATAGGTGATATTTTTGGACAAGACAGTACAAAAACTTTTGACTCTGATACTAATACATTTTACGGAAAGTTTGTAGGTGATTTAACAGGTAGTGTATTTGCAGATGATAGCACACTTGCTTATGATGCAGTTAACAATGAGTTTTTTGGAAACTTTACAGGCCCATTACTTGGTAATATAACTGGTAATGTTCTAGGGGATATTACAGGTGACGTTACTTCTAGTGGAACTAGTAGTTTCACAGGTACTGTTGATTTTAGTGGTGCTAGTGTAACAGGTCTAGTAATTTCGTCAACAACTGGAGATATTACAGGTTCTGTTTTTGCAGATGATTCAACACTATTAGTAGATGGTGTGAATGGAAAAATTACCGGTGAAGTTACAGGAACAATATCTAGTATAAACTGGATGGCAGCAAGTGACAGTTACTTGACTATTTCAAATGGTGGCTCTACTGGTCCGGGTC